ACTTAATTGTGCATCGTGAGCGAGGATGTCCTGCTCCACATCATAAATAGATGTCTTTGTCAATGTGTTCCAGCAATAGCCGATAATGTTTGGCTCCTTTTCAAGTGCTTTGAGCTTTTCAAACAAGTCTCTATGGTGATGATAGAGGTGATAAAGTTGATTAAATCTTGCGTTCGGACAGAACCAGCAACCTCCGCGTTTTGTAAATTCATATGTAGGACTTAATAATCCATATTGCTTACACAGGTCATACGCCATGGCTTCTGTATAACCCTCTTTTGCAAGAATTGATATTTTATCATCTGTCAAACGTTCAAGCCGTGTAGGTTCATCAGCGGCTATTCCGATATATTGTCTATGCTCTCCGATAGATTTAATGTAATCCTTGATTGGCTTAACTTTGCACTCATTATTAATTACACAACGTCCAGCCATCGGAAAGCCGTACCTCCAGCCAATATGCCCAGGGTGCTTCTTAGAACGTGTTAAAATGCGATTAAATTCCCACATATAATTTCTTTCTGAACGAACTATTTTAAATTTATAGCCCCATTCCTCACATTTCGGTTTAAGCACATTATTTATAAAGTCTATATGCTCCGGAAGTTCACCGCTTATATTTTCATCAAACATCACTTCCGAAAAAATCACCTCATCAAGCGGATAACCTTTCTCATGAGCGAGAATAATCGTTGCCACGCTGTCTTTCCCGCCGGAGCAACTGCATATATATTTCATTACTTTTCTTGCTGAAACAGCTCGTGGGTTCCGTTCTGCCACGCTGTTTCTTCATCACACATTTGATAACCGAGAGCGCATATCTTCATATATTGTGCATCTGATTTCACTTTTCATTTTTACTTCCTTTCTTGTTAATCAAAAGATATTTGAGTTGAAATATTGACTATTTCCTTGCAGTTTTTAACTGCTTGATTAAACCAACTCGGCTTTAATTCAATACCGATAGCTTTACGCCCTCGCTCAAGGGCAACATAAGCCTCTGAGCCTATGCCCATGAATGGAGTGAGGACTGTTTCGCCGGGATTACTCCAAAGGTCAATAGCCCTGCGAATCACAGATAATTGCAAAGGGCATATATGTTTTTCGTCCTTATCATCTCTGCAAGATTTGCTTTGCAGCGTGTCCGACGGATTTATGTCCATCCATACCGGCGAGGCGTATTTTTGCCATTCGGCGACCGGGAAAGACTCATTAGTGTGAGCGATCGGCTCTGGATTGTCGCCGGGCTTTCGCATAACAACAAGATACTCCGGCAATCCTTGACGGCTCATAGCACTATCTTTTTTAATCTGCTTATGTAGTAGCCCGAGGGCTTTCGTGCGCTGCATTTGAACAACGGGATCTTTCCAGATGCAAATTTCACTATGATAGTAAAATCCCGCCTTTTGAAACATCCGTATAAGATCGCCTCTAAAGTCCTGAACTCCGATAAATCCATTCCTGCCCTTAGTCGTCGGCAAATTCATACAATGAACGGCCATGAGCCTTCCGGGCATTAAGCATCTGTAAAGCTCCTTTACGATAAACTCAAACTGAGTATAGAACTCTGAGAGCGTTCGGCAGTTGCCTAAATCTCTTTCGCTGTTAGAATACACATACAGCGATGCAAACGGTGGTGAATATATCATAAAATGAATAGAATCATCGGGAATGCCTTTCAGAATTTCCGCGCTGTCGCCATTATACAACGCCACATTTTCATCAACATACTGATCTATTACACTATCCATTGCGGTAATATCATCCTTTCTTGCGGTCTATATGTAGTGGTCTGTTTTGTAGTGCGGTGAATATCGGTTAATAAGTTCTTTTTCGTGCGCTCTGCCAGCTCCGTCATGAACTTTTGAGCCTGCTGCTGTTTCTTTTCGATATTATCCTTTACTGCCCCCTCTGCCTCGCTGACAACGATATAAGCATTTACGGGCTTTTCTTGCCCGAATCGCCAGCAACGGCGGATCGCTTGATAATATTTTTCAAAAGAATCAGAAAGACCGACGAATATCTCGTTATTGCAGTTCTGCCAGTTCATTCCGTAGCCGCATATTGAGGGCTTTGATACAAGAACACGGATATCACCATTAGCAAAGCCAAGCATTGCGTTTTTCTTGTGTTCTTCCGAGTCTGATCCTTTAACCTCAACCGCGCCGTTAATGTTTTTTTTCAGCAATTCGCTTTCTTTATTATAATCACACCACACGAGGAACTGCTCATCGGTACTATTTGCGATTTCACAAGCTTTTTTAACTCTATCCTCGGTGCTGTCGCGCCTTGCTTTCGCCCTTTCCTGCAAGGTTTGCGTTGCCTCTGGAAACAGCAGCAGCTGCCCTGAATCGTCCTGCATTTCAGATTTAACGGTGATCTGCTTAATGTTAAGCGGCGGCAGATTATAGCGGTCGTCCTCATACCCTAAAATTGATGGATTTGTAACGACGCACGCCCAGCTTGATACCCAATCCCAAAATGCGCCCTCGGCGTGCCCTTTCAATCTCCATTGCGACACGTTGCCGCCGTCGTGAACAAAGAACGTCGCGAGCATTTCAAAATAGCTCATAACGCCTAAAAACTCTGAATGATTTCCTAACTCCATAAAGTCATTAGGCGACGGTGTAGCCGTATAACATCCTTTAAACGGTGTAAACTTAAAAGCCTCTATCAGCTGCGTTCTTGTTTTGCCCGTGTTATTTTTTAAAATTGAGCTTTCATCGAGAACAACCGAGCCGAAAACCGAACAATCGAAATTATGCAGCTTTTCATAGTTCGTTATGTTTACGGCGTTATTGGTAACGTCCTTTTGATTTTCGCAAATATTAACATCAATACCGAACTGCTCGCCCTGCATCTTTGTCTGATTTGAAACAGCAAGCGGCGCAAGAATGATTGACGGCTTGCCGGTGTATTTTCGCGTTTCGTCGGCAAAACACAACTGCTGAATAGTTTTTCCGAGTCCGCACTCCTGAAAGTTCGCGCATTTTCCTTTCATGATCGACCATTTAATTAATAGCTTCTGCCATTCAAACGCGTTTTTATTGAGATCCGATAGTCGAATATCAAAGCCCGCGTCATCGGCTCTAATTTGCTTAGATTTTATAAAATCTAAATATTTCATATGTATGGTGCCCGATGTCTGATGCCCGCCTGCAAGAGGCGGCGCGGCGGTAAAACTTAAAAAGCCGCCAACTTGAAAAATACTAATACTACTACAATTATCATTTTGTAACTTTTTCGAATCGAAAAATAGCCGCTTAAGTTTTGCATTTCCGCATTATCAGGCGGCGCATCAGCACATCGCCTTTCTGTTAGTTTTTAAGTTTGCTTTTCAGTTCTTCGAAGTTTCTGCGCTCGCTGCGTTTTTTCAATTTATTCTCAATGAGCTTGTCAAATCCGGGAACTGGTTTGATGCTATGTATATTGACCGTCACTAAACCGTGTCTTGGCAGTTGCCGATTCCACATCACGGCGGAATACTTAAATTCATTATTCAGCAGCGGATCTCTCCACCGGATGAATTCTTTGATATAATACTGCTGACTGCCGTAGCCCTCCCGGTCTATTAGGCAAGGTACATTGTACCTCTGCGCAAGGTCGGCTTCCTCTTTAGTCATTCTTATAGAAACCTCCCAAATATTGCTTTATTGCAAAAATCGCGTCATCAGCGCCGTATGCTATGCAGCAGAAATTGCCCTGGTGAGCAAGCAGAGTCTGAAAATCAAGCTGCTCTTGTGTGCATTTACAAGTGCGGTCTTTCTTCATTTCTATATACAGGGCATTCCAGCATCCCCTTGAAACAGGCAGGCACAGATCCGGTACGCCGGCTTTCAGCCCTGCTGCTCTGAGAGCTCCGCCTCCTATCTTGCTGCGCTTTCCTTCGTTCGGTATATGGTAGATCGTTTTCAGTTCCGGAAACTTACCGGACATGACTTCACACCATTCTATGACTGCCTGCTGCTCTGTCAGTTCTGTTTTTGATTGCATATCTTCTTCCTTTCGTTTTAAATATTCTCTAAAGTATTAAAGTAAAAAACTTAAAGACTCTATTACTGAATTTACAAATTCAGATATTTTTTTATTATGTTTCGTGACCGATTTGATCTGGTGCAACAACGTAACCGACCTTTCATTAAGCCCGGTATATTCACAAATGGCTTTGATGTCCTTATCACTTGTCATAACATCAGAAATGCCGAATAAATAATCCGCTGAAACATTTAACTGCTTTGATATTTCTACAAAGATTTTATAACTATAGCCCTTATCAACATTGTTAATAATATCGCTCAAAGTAGCCTCGCTGAGTTTTACTCCTTCTGCGCTAACAAGTTTTGATAATTCTTTTTGGTTAATATCCCTTGCTGCTAAAGTGGTATTTATCCGCTGCCCCATAACGTTTTCCATTAATCAAACCTCTCAATATTTGATCTCTGTGTTCTGCGCAGCCTTGCGGCTGATCTCGTTGATATCGTATGTAGGCTGGCGGCTGATCTGTCCAACTGCGGAGCGTTTCAGTTTGCCGCTCTGCTTGTCCCGTCTGATCCAGTTTTGAATCGTTGCGCGGTAGTTTTTGTACTTTTTCCCGGTAGACTCGCAGTAACCGTCTACCTCTTCTATGTACGTTTCATATAAATTCGGATACCTTTCTTTCAAGATCTCTATATCTCGATCACTTAAAAGCACGTGCCCGAATTCGCCGTATGGCTTGCGTTCTTCTTCGTTTTTCATGTTAAACTCCTTGACTTTTTTCTGATCGGAGTGTAGAATTAATGTTGTAGTTGGTCTATCACTCCGAGCGATAGGCTTGCCGCAAGCATTTCGCCTGCGGCTTATTTTTTTCGCAATTTTGATATTTCCTCTTCCAGCAGTTCGGCTTTTTTGTCCGCGCCGTAACTGCGACTTTTATAGAATGTGATCGCCTGCTGCTGATCTTCTATGATTCTACGCAGTCTGGTGATCTTATCGCTTTCATTCCTTGTTACGGCTTGTTCCAATCCGTCCGTTATGATCGCTTTTGATATCATGATGTTCAGCACCGTGAACGCAACGCCAAATAGGGCATAGATCCACATTTCAGTCATTGATCAGCCCCTCCTTTTTTGATAAGTCATACAGGGCGCTGATCTCCGCCATATCTGCCTGCGCCTGCTGCCGGCGCAGTTCCCTATCCCGGCGGCGGATCTGCTTGTCTACCGCCCTTCCGATCATCCCAGCAGGAATGCATAGCATGGCTATGATTCCAGCCATCCCCAAAGCCTCTATCATTTTTCTTTCCTGCCTTTCCGGTTCATTCCTGTTTTGTACAGTTCGTCCCGCTCCTGTTCGAATGTTTTAAAAAACGGGCATTCTTTTTCTTTGCAGATCATTTGTTTCAAGGCAATGCAGCTTTGCTTTCCGCCTCTGCCGGTTCTGATTTTCAAAAAGGCGCAGTTCTCTTTAATTGACATCGGTGAATGCACCTCTTTTCGGCTCTTCATCCGATTCCAAACCTTTCATCAAGGCACCAAAGATGATTTCTTTGCTGAAACCAGTTTTTTTCTGTAAATCAGCCAAAACCGCGACCATGTTGGTTAAAACGTGAAGCAACGATCCTGAGACCTGAATATCATTGGTTCCGTCTTCATATTCTTTAATTTCTATGTATGTTCTGACTTTTTTCATTTGTTCTTCCTTTCCGGGCTTAAAACCCTTTGGTTCTCCGTTTTGGGTCGTTCCTAAAATCTGATTGCCTAAATACCGACCGATCAAAAAACCGCAAAGTTCGTAAGGCTCCATTTTTAACTGTTTTGCTGTTTCTTTCACGAAGTTAACAGCGGATTCTTTTAAAAACTGCTCACTGTTACTCAGCGCAATATAAGAATATTCCGTATCTCGCTGCTGAAAATCAACAAGATTATTTGTTTCTTTTTTCATTGCTTCACCTCCTAATGCCGCGCTTGAGATCGTTATACTCAATGCGCTCTCTTGTGTAGTCTGCAAGGGCGAAGACGTTTACTACCGGAGTAGTGCCAAGATTGATGGACGGAAAGCCCGGAGAGCGCATCAGTTCTCTGGCGCGTCTTTCACAGCAGCCGAGCGCTTTGGCCACCTGCTTTGAATTAACAAACAGTTTGTCCAATTCAATACTGTTGATTGATTCTGCAAGTTCTTTAAGATTTTGCAGCATTTCCATTTCTTCATCATAATTGTGTGATATGATCATATGTAATCCTCCAAAATAATTCACTCATAACAATAAGTAACTTGTAAAGTTACTTATTGAGCAAAAAAAACTGGCCGAGGA